GGGCAACCAGTTCGTCTCAGCACTCATGGACACTAGCTCATCCGCTGTGTTATCATAGATCAGAGCGGGGTTGTTGTTACTGAAGACGTACAGGCGATCGTTGAAGTACACGATGTCAGACCGTCCGATATTAGTCCTGTCGGGGATACCCGGAGGCATGTTCAGAGGCGTCAGTACGTCGTCGTCCTTACGACACACGAAGTAGTCCGTGCGGATGACCTCGTTCTCCTTGTTGTACTGCTCTACCACGACCACGCATAGGATAACGTACTCGCCGTTGATGTCGCCGCCGCTCATCTGAGTGACGTTCTTCTCTATGCGTACCGTCTCCGTCAGCACTGTCTCAGTCGTAGGGATAGAGGTGGTGTCCTTAGCAAATGCTAGGCGTGAACCCAGCCGTCCTAGTCTATCGATGACCGCGTTGTCTGCGGACAGTGCGAAGGTGAGGGTCTGCCCCAAGGGACTGTCCTCTGTGTTGAGGCCCTCGAAGGAAGGCGCTCGTACTAGCAGTGTCTGTAAGGGCGTAGCCATTAGATCACATTCCATTCGTTGTCTAGGTCACTCAGGGAAGCATCAAGTGCAATAGCGTCCTTGAGGTACATAGATGCCATAGTGAATAGCTCAGTAGACTGCGCCCCTCCTGCCTCTCCTCGCTCACGTGCCGCTAGGGCAAACGCTAGGTAGATGACGGGGGTCGAAGGCACCTTGAGCTGGTCGGAGTCCTGATCTAAGTCAGGCGTACGCTTGAAGCCATGCACCGTGTAGTCCATAGCGTCATTAGGCGTACTGAAGAAGCGGATGGTCACGTCGCCGTTGAGGTCCTGCCCATTCACAGCCCAGTACATAGGGGTGTTGTTGGCTGGCTTGCCTGCCGCCTTCTTATGGATGTAGCTGAGCTTCACGTTACGTATCGAAAGACCGCTCTCGCCGTAGATGCTCTCGATACTAGCGAAGCTCTTGGCTCCTGCCAGAGGATACGTGTGTACCCCCTTCTGCGTAGTCACGGTCCAATCGTGGCGCAAGGCGCTCCATTGGTGTGCGTCTTCTACCGTACGCTTAGCGTCGTTGATAGCTAGCTTGACGATGTCAACCACAGGATCGTCTGTGACCGTAAGTCTGCTTCCGCCTATAGTAGTGACGGTGTCCTCGCGGAGCCGTATCAGTACTTCGTTCACAAGATCAGTGTATGTCATGATAGCATTCCTCTGCCTGCCTTAATGTAGTTCACGTGTGGAGCTAGTGCCTTCTTCTGGTACGGCGTAAGAGTAGTGTAAGCGAATAGCTCGCCCCACTGCGGAGTGTAGTCGCCGCCTCTCATCATACCACCCTCTTCTGGGGGATCTCCCGGTAAGATAGGAGGACCGCTACTTGAGGGTAACTCAGGAGGTAACCCTATTGTACCCGGAGGTAACTCAGGAGGTAACTCAGGAGGTAACTCAGGAGGCTCATCGACTACACTGGGGGGTAACTCAGGAGGCCCCTCATCGACTACAACAGGAGGCTCTTCGATTATCGGAGGAGGCTCAGCGACTACACCGGGAGGTAATACAGGAGGCTCCTCGACTACCGGAGGATTATCAGGAACCAAAGGGTTCGTGAGATCTTCCTCTACGTCATCTGCCTTCTCATTCCCCGCCCCGTCTAGGATTCCCTGCACAATAGAGTCAACCAGAGATACGTTAGATCCCGGTAGTATAACACTTGAGCCACCGCCCGTGACGTTATCAAGCATAGCCGCTATAGAGCTAGCTGAAGAGCCTGAATCGTAAGCGTCTTGAGCCATCGTTATCAGTTGAGCATAAGGGACGTTGAACTTCCACGTCTTATCCTCGTTTGTCTGGTCAACGAACTCTTCCAGATTGAACTCAGTACCCGTAGAGTACTCGTCCTCTTGTCCCTGTACCTGACCTATTACCTCTGAGTCCCCTCTTGGGTTATCACTGAACGTAAAGGTCTCGTCTGCCTTACCATACAAGAACACTTGCTTAGCCGCGTCAGGGTTCTCTTCTGGATCGAAGCCGTACTCGGAGATGAACTGAGCCTTAGCGGCCGCATCCATTGCGCCTCCAAAGAGCTTCTCAAAGCCCTTATCTAGGGCAGACTGCTCCCACTCAGTAGGCGAGTAAGTCCATCCATTGACGTCCTGCCCTGCCCACGACGCTCGACCGATCTCTTGAGGATCTAGGTCCATCGCCAAGATCTCAGTGTCCGTGTATTCTTTACCATCAGGGCCTATGAATACTCCAGCCACGTCAAACTGGCCACCACCCATTAGCTTATTTAGCCAAGTAGTCTCTACCTCATCGATGCCTTTAATCAAACCGTCCTTGCCGATCAGGCCAGCTAGGTCGCTAGTACCCGTGCCGCGCATGGAGATAGCCATCTGGTATAGGTCTTTGTCAGGCAAAGGAACGTACAATGGATCTTCCGTACCCAGCGGGAACGCCGCCACATGCTCAGCTTCGATCTGCTTCATCCTTGCTTCAATAGACCTATCGCCTGAGTCGTCAAAGAAGTCCGTAAGAGAGTTCATGGCTCCCTTCCCTAGACCAGACAAGGCCGCTCCCTTTAGGTCGATGTCTCCTTGGATAGCGCCGCTGACTAGGTTGTTTGTACCTCCCGTCACCACGCCACCTAAGAAGCTATCGGGTCCTATGGTCTTACCGCCTATGCTCAGCTTCTCCGTAAGAGTACCGCCGGGGTTGAACCCTGCAATGATGCCACTAGCCAGCACTGACTTAGGATCAATGCCATCGCCTGACGCTAGCTGGGTGAGGCTGTTAGACAGTGCCGCCGTGAGGCCCTTGCTGAGGCCAGAGGCCGTCGTGACGCCAGCCGCTGAGGTAGTTGTACCTGCCGCCCCTAGTCCCGCTTGGACCGCTGGGCCTATGATCGCCGCCCCTGCCATGCCAATCACTGCCATACCTGCCATGCGAGCGTAGTCGCCGGGGCCGAGGTGATCGTCTACCTTATGTGCCTTGTGGTAGTTGGAGCCGTTGAAGACGAACGTATCGCCGTCGCTGTTCTTCCACGTGGTGTTGATGCCGTACCGCTCGTTCATCTCGTTGCCGATCTCAAGCAGAGCCGTAGCTTGTGCGTCTCGCCGAGAGTCTCGCTCTTCATCTAGGATGGCGTTAATGGCGTCAGCGTTAGGTCCGCGTGAAGTGAACCCGTGACTCAGCAACACCTCTTCCTCTGAGTCATAAGGATTGACGTCGATGGTGCCGTTCTCGATGAGCACCTGCTTCTCAGCTACCATCTCCATGTGCGTGGCGAAGTCGATGTGGGGGTTGGCTTCCTTGAAGTAGCCCATCCCTTGGTCAGCGTCCCAGTACTCTTGGATCTCTGCTTCCGTAAGGAACTCAGCCCTCTTCTCTTCGCTCTGACCGCCAGCACCTAACTCTGAAGGAGGCGTATAGTAGTAAACCTTCTCGCCGTCGTGGTTGAAGTACTGCCCGTCTTCTGCGACGGTGACGCCCTTCATTCTCTCCTCTTCGTAGTTAGAACGATAGCTTTGGAAGTCTGTGTGCGCTGTGTAGTTGCGCTCTTCCAGATAGGCCAGAGCATCATCGTACGAACTACCCGTGAAGGCATTCGCTGTACGTTGGTCCTGCCGTAGTAGTTCGTTATCTAGACTCATTACGCATCCTTTAGTTCTGTCATTAGACTCATGACGCTAGGTTTATTCTCTGCCTTCTTCTTGAGGTACGACTCCATGAATCCACCGGGCTTGACCTGTGGTCCTGCTAGGGCCTCTGGCCGTGCGCCACCTGTTGCTAACCCTGCTGGATTAACAGGCCTCTGAGAGTTGTAAGCATCCATAAAGCCACCAGTGCTTTCACCACCAGAAGAAAAGCCAGCTACCGCCTCGTCGTAGGCTTCCTGTCGGGGGTCTACGAACTCAAGGCCGAACTTCTCAGCTAGTCCCATCTCGTCGAAGTACCGCTTGTTCATCCTCTTAGTACCTTTGTTGATACCATGACCCTTCCCGTCCATCCATCGCTCAGACCGATCCATGTTGGACTGATAGTTGGGGTTGCGGACTTGGGTGTTCCAGCCGTTAAGGGTATCCAAAGCCTCGCGTCTGTGCTTAACCATGTCATCGCCAGCAAACGCATTCTTGAACCACGCCGCAATGCTGTCCTCGTTGTACCCGTTAAGCTCACCGATACCTGCTTGCTCATCTCCAACCCATCTGCCTTCTGAGCCAAGGAAGGGGTTGTAGTTGGCCTCACGCATACGGT